CCATGTCATGTTCAAGGAAGTCATCTACACATGCATCTGCATCTATCCGAATGTCGGAGCCGACTGCCTTTACATGGAAATGGAATGTAATGATGTACTCGTGCAACAATGATTTGACCAGGGCAAACTTATGATTATTGTATGTGCTGAGAAGTGATTTGTATTGTGTCAGACGGATGGAAGACCTCATGGAATGACGTCGGTTTTGTGTTATTCGACTGTAACGACCCACGAGAGCCTGGAATTCTTTGTCATCTGGTGCGAACTCTTCGATGTGCTCAAGGCAAGATGACTGGAGAGCAAGCTGGACTCGATTGGTTTTATCTACAGTCGTCATGCGTGCTCTCTCCCGCATGACACCTATGAGTCTATCTCTGATCTCATCGGTGTCTGAAAGAGTCGTGTCTTCGCGCCACGATGGGATGATACGGTATAATTTTGAAATTAGAGGTGACCATACACCTTCGTTGATCAATGCAGGGCTGATTGACATATAATCCTTGTCTAAATCACGGGCATATCGATAAATTATATCGTCGACATATCTCCGTCCGACTTCCTGTGCTGTCCTCACTTCGTGCAAATTGGGAATCAACGCCCACTCATTTGTATTTTCCTCGTGTAGATACGAATGTGAGAGATAGCGGAATCTCATTGTTGAGAGCGTGTGATTCCTCAAATCGCTGTAGCACTTGAATGCTCCTGACACGGTATGGCTCGATCTCTTGGGTGATACGAATTGGACATCCTTCACACCTATAAGTCGGGAAAAGTTGTACCGCACGACCAGCCTTCTCAAATCATCATACTTATCTCTGATAATGGCAGAGACAAGGAATCGCATTCTGAGATAATCGAAGTTGATATTGCTATCCACCAGGCCCATCCGCGTTATGAGCTGCTGATTAAGCTCCGTTGTATACTGTAGTGACCGATTCATCTCTGCTCTTATGTAGGTCGATGTCGAAAATCGGATGTTCGGTATCCTGTGTAAAATCTCGCCGCCTGTTTCCGTTGGAGCATAGTGGAACAGCTCTTCGAATGTTTGGTGTGTAAGTGTCGAGAGGGAGAGATTGCAAGCCTTAATCATGTCGAGTTCCTGTCTGTCG